ATTATAGTATTACCGAACTCGTCTTGTCCTTCTACTGATACTTTTTCTTTAACAAAAATGGGTTCATAAACTACCCACACTACACCTCGACCAGGTAATAAATAATCTTCTATTGCTGCCTTAATAGGTTTGTCTGCTGAGTATACTTCATTACCATAAGATAATGCTCTTTCTAATACGATAGCTACTTGTCTAGTTATAGGATTATTATCGTTATACCTTCTACGCACATCTGCTTTTGGCATACGAGCAAATAATGCACCTTTCATAGTTTCTGTATTTGACCATAAAATATTAAATTGTTTGTAAAGTCCAGAGCCATAAGAATCTGTATCTCTTTCATCTCTATAACGAGAAACTACATTTCTTCCTCTTTCTCTCCAATCTTTTTCTGCTTCGTCTGCACTATCTAATTCTATTTGCCAATATCTAGCAGTGCCTTGTACTACTTCCATTTCTTTTCTAGTTTCTGCCATTAAATTCTTCTTTCAGGTTTGTTGCGTTGCTCTCTATCGTACATATCCATCATTTCATCTAGTGTAGGTTGTCTTAACATTTCTTTATTAATATCTTTTAGTTTTGGTTCTGGTTTTATATTTTTATATGCCATAGCTAAATACCTAAAACTATCACTGCCGTGAGATGCCCAGTTATGTAAAGGATTTCTTCTAAATACTCTTTTAGTATCGTCCCATTCTCTCTGATAATTTCTCAAAGCATTTAATCCGTTTTCACATCTCTTAACATCAAAATAACATTTTGGCAACAATAATCGTACAGCATTAATACCATCATCAACTTTATGGCTTGGAACTATGCGTGGTCGTCTACCCATATTTATTAAAGTTTCTGCTCTTGTTCTTCCTGTTCCTAACTCTCTAACTTTAGCATCGTGTGGTAAATAATCATCACCCCAAAAACTAATATTCATTTCGTTCATTACTTTTACATAATGGTCTAATCCTACACCAGCACTTTCGTAATAATCTATTATTCTTATTTCACCCATAGTTACTTGAAAAAACCACAAAGCACAAGAATCAGATATTCCTAAATCCCAAGCAACGTGAACTGGTAATGCTGAGTCCATTTCTAGTTCTCTTATTCTACCTTCTTGTTCTGCATCTGTTATTAAGTTGCCATAATAAGAACCTTTGATTGCAGCAGACCAACTACATTCAAATTCTTGCATATATTCATCTTCTCCCATTTGTTTTTTTGCAGCTTCTAATTCTTCTGGGTCAACTACTCCAGTTTCGCTAGCACGATAGATAGCTCTGTGCCATTCGTTATCGTGTTTTGCATCTTCGTATAATTGCCAAAATTGGTTTCTACCTTTTGGTGTACCAATAAATATTGCCCAGCCTTTTCTATCTGTAAGTGCTGGTCTTATAACTTCTGACCACATTCTAGGAGACATATCAGCATATTCATCTAATACACAACCATCTAAAAATATTCCTCTAAGAGCATCTGGGTCATCACCTGCCCCATATAATCTTATACGACTTCCATTTATTAAATCTACTCTTAGTTCTGATTGGTTTATTTTTGTACCGGGAATGTCTTTTGTGTAATACATTAAGTAGTCCCAAGCCACAGCTTTTGCTTGTCGATAGTAAGGTGCTATGTATGCATATCTGCCATCGTTTCTTTCTGTTTTTATTTCTAAAGCTTTTCTTAATATTTCTGTTATTGCGTAGACCGATTTACCCCAACGTCTATGACTAACACAAATTTTAAATCTTTTATCGTTTCTGTGTAAGTCAGCTTGTTGGGGTCTCGGTTTATAGGGAATAGTTATATGCATTACTTTTTTTTGTTAAAGCCTTTTCGCATTCTTGCATAAGCTTTAGGACTTATAGTAGATTTAGATTTACTTCTACTAATACCTTTTTTTCTTCTTGCATTTATATTTGCGTATAATCCTCTTTTTACCATTTTACTCTATTTGCCCAATATGCGGCACTCATTTTACCTTTCTTAATATTTTTTGCGTGTCTTGCTTTAAAAGATTTAGACCTTGGTGTATTTTTCTTATCACCTGTTACACCTTGTTGTCCAAATCGTATTAATTTTTTTTTACCATTTTCTGATGCTAATACTGCGTGAGATTTTGTAGGGTGATTAGGTGTTCTTTTTGGTTTATTAACACCAGAAAATTTTTCTCCTCTATGATTAATAGACACTTGCTATCCTTTTTTAGCTTTCATTTTAGCTTTTTTGGATAGTTCGTTATAATGAAAAAGTTTTACACTTGTTTTACCGTGAGTTTTACCTGAATGTAAATCACCATTAGGCATCTTGTGTGTATTACCTTTAAAAAGAGTGCCATCTCTTTTGTAGTGTTTCATTCCTTTACCCATTATGCACTCATTTTCTTTTTTGCTTTTTTATTTTTAGTACCCATAACTATTCTTACTCTTTTTTTCATAGTAGGTTTATTAGTTGTTTTCTTAGTCATTTTTTTACCATATCCATATCCGGGCATAATATTATCCTTTCTTTTTTTTGGTTGTTGTTTTTTTCTTAGCTGTGGTTTTTTTACCACCTCTTAATAAATCTGCATCTGCTTTTCTTGCAC